AGCGTCTAGCACTCCTTAAATGATACCCAGAACGCATTTCTACTCCAGCCATATCATAGGCTTCTTCTGCTAGTTCTGTAAAATCAGGATTGAATGTAGCTGTTCCGCTTGTAGCCATCTACACTCTTCCCCCAAATTTCTTTTTAACTAATGATTGATAATCCAAAGGTTTAACTGTTTTTCCTCCTTTATATCCTTTATTAGTCATTTTTTTCCCAGTCTTTTCCGCATACTCTTTTGCTGCTTTTTCACCAGCTTTTGTATATGAAAAATGCTTATCACCAACTTTAGGCATAATAATCCCCTTTAATAGTGTTTATGTGCCCAAATCATTACGCTATAAGTGTCGCCACTTGTATGATCATTTGTTGTTAACAATAAATCACCATTGACTCCACTGCCAGCGTTATTTGGCACACCTGATTTTCCTTCATTTCCCATAGAAAAATCCCAAGTATCTGACCAGTCTTTAGGTGCTTGGCAAATAAACATATTGGAAGTTGCGTTCCAATATAATGAAAAGCCCATACCTACATTACTAAACCAGATACGTTGAATTGATATACGGCTACAGGCTGCTCCTGTAGTTGGGTTAGAATTTAATGCAGAAACATCAACTTTAGCTACAGCACTTTCTCCAGTGCCATCACTAATGTTGGTTATTTTCATTATTAAATTCTTACCACCGTCTTCTATGGTTTGACTTGTTACTGCGTCAGCCATTATTTACTCCTTACTCAAATGGAGTTGCTAATGTACCGTCACCGTGTAAGTAAGCTTCACAATGCCATACTGCTGCTGATGTAGCTACTAAACGAATTACTCCGCCTACTAACCAGCCTTGTGCTGCTGTACCTAAGTCAATAGTGTCATCATTACTTGCATCAGGGATGAAAGTATTAGTATCTCCGGCAGTTGCTGGATCAAATATCTGAGCAAAACCTGAGAATAAATCACTGGTATTGTCAGTATTAATTTGTCCTGCACCTGTAAAAGTTGTACCAACTATGAAAGTATAGTTTAGACCTGCTGCTGCGGTAGGTAGTGTTACTACAATACCGGCTGCTCTATTTAAAGTATAAACAGTTCCTGAATCAGTTGATTCTACGCTTTTTGTTGCTGATGTAATACTGCTGACGTTAGAATAAGAAGAAAGATAACCTGTTGTGGTTATATTTCCGCTTGTATCTACATCTAAATTGGTAGTAATAGCACCAGTAGTTGAATTTTTACTGATTTGCTCAAAACCACCTTCGGACCTGACCGGTCCGCTAAAAGTTGAATTTGCCATAATTAAGTCTCCTTAATAAATCTATCGTCTTGGCGAGTCTGCTAGGTCAGTCGATAAATAAGATAAAAACCCTAGATTAAAAACAGAAAAAAGGGCGATAGAATTAACTATCGCCCATTTATTCTTAGCTACTACCCGGTGATCCGTAGATTCCCATGTAGTCACTTACTCCAAAGGAGTAACGTTCTCTAGCCTTATAGCGAACATTTCCGGTATCAAAATCACCGTCCATAGACGTTTCTAAAGATGTTCTTTGGAAGTGTTTCATTCCATTTGGAACATCAGTAATAACGAACCATGCGTTAGTATCTGTTAAATAATGATTAACAAAATACCCTTCTGGTATAGCTCCGTTATTTTTGATAGCGTTAATGTCGTTATCAGACGTTGAAACTCTGCCAGTTGTCTCTAAAAGACGAGTAGCAGTAAATTGCAACGCTGTAGGTATGATTAAACGCTTTGGTTTAGCAGCAACTAAAAGTCCACGCTCATCTTTAAATCCAGCAATATCAATTACTGCATTCTCTAATGAAGTTTCATTAAGGTCACTTGCTGTAGAAGGACGGTTACTATTTTTACCACCATCTACCAAAGGGTGTCCATCACCACCTGTTACACCATCACCGTCAGCAGTAAATAAATTTACTCCATCTCCGGATTGATAAGAGTTTGTGAATCCATTGTTTAATGGATTTACAGCTTTTACCTGTTTAGTGTAAGACATTGCTCTAGCTAGTGCTTTTGTGTATCTAGCAGAAAGAGAATCATAAAGATTATCTTCCATTGCTTCTTCTGTGATACTAAAGCCCATTGCTATAGTTTCGTGATTATAACGAGCAGTGTAAGTTTCTTGTGCTGAATCATAACTGATTGCAGAACCTTCATTCTTAACTGGTGCAGCGTCAAATCCACTTAACTTTACTTCTTCCTCGAAAGAACGATCAGAATTTTCAGTTTCGTAGATTGCAGCGTGCTCATCGTCATAAGACGTATATTCATCCCCAAAGAGTGCATTCAATCCCGGAAGCAGCTCTTTGAGCATTTGTGCTCTTGAAATAGCCATTTTCTATACTCCCTTAAATACCTGTGGTATTTAAATATTGATGCCCTACATTGAATTTAACAATGACATCTGTGTAATCATCACCAACTGAGCTGTCAGGACCATCAACAAAGTCGATGATTCTTAATGGAAGAGTAGCTGTAGTTGCTACGATAGTTGAACTATCGACTGCATTTTTGCTACGTCCAATGCTCGTTGAACCTGCGGTTTGGACTATTGAAACATTATTACCTATAGCCGTTTGAGCTAAAGAAGCGTCACCTTGCATCTTCAAAAGAACATGAGGATCATCTAAAACATAAGCTTTAATATCACTAGCTACCGTTGAAGCTGGATAATATTGTGAATATGTAGGTTGTTTAGTAGTCGGATCAGTATAAGAACAACCCATAAAAACACCTACTGGTGTTAATGAAGTAGTTCCTGTATCTTTTTCTATAGTTCCGGCAGCGACTGTTTTTACGAAGTCACCGTAGAATATAGCGGTGCCATAATTACTGGCTATCTTTAAGTGTCTAACTTTTCCTGTAAAGGAACCGCTTGCACTCAGAGTACCAATAGGTTCTGCACCTGAAGGAGTTGCCGTTGCTGACATATCTTTTCTCCGATTAAATTAAATAAAGCATAATTAAATATTAATTATTGCCACCAAATTTAACCTTCGTAGACCTTTCTGGGTTTAACAGAGGCATACGAGGGTCATTTTCTCGTAGATAATTTCTGTCGACACCTTCCATTTGGTTTTGAGCCTGTTCTTGATAATACCTTGCCCTAGCATCCATATCTTTTTTAGGTGCTTTACATAAAAGTAAACCGCCTATTTCTATGTTGCCTTTTTTTGCAAACTCCGATCCATAATCAGATTGAATTTTTAATTCAGGATGATCTTCAGATAACACGGGTTCCCAACCTTCACGAAAACGTGAAGACACATTAATGTTGTCGGATTCTCCGAGTATTTGAGTTCTCACCCATCTAAAAACCCAACCATCTTTAGGGGATGGAGTAGGTAGTAAAGATTGAGGTACAAAGCTATCAGATGGACGATAATCGTCTTTTCTTTCATCTACTTCTCTAGGTGCACGCTTATCGACTACAGATTCTTCTGTGTCGTTTTCATATATATCAGACATTAAATTTTCTCCTTAATGAGTTCTTTAGCATATCTTTCTGGACTAAGCCCAAGTCGCTTTGCGAGAGCAACTTGAGTTGAAGTTAACTGTACTTTGCGGGGTTTGCTACCGTTGTTTCGAGTAGATGGAGCAACCACCGATTGTGTATTTCTGGATGTCACAGTTTCAACGATTTCATCGTTGTCTTCATTAGATTTATCCATCCCGAAATAATCAGGGAAACGGAGTCGCATTCGCTTATCCACTTCCTCATAATACTTATCTGACTGTGGCAATATGCCCTCTTTGGTAATTAGGGTGTCATGTATTCCTAACGCCAAAGCAGTCATTTCTTTTTGGTCTTCTGAACCAAACCATGTGTTCTCTTTAAGCCACGATACTGATTTTTGATCAATAGGCGGAGCCGTCTGAGGCAATGGTTGTTGCTGTTGAACGTTTTGCTGCATAGGCACTTGCTGTCCTTGTGCTTTTTGCCTTGCAAAATGATCGTCTGCAACTTTTAATTCTTGTTGAGCCTTAAGCATTTCTTGAGTTGCATTTGTCAACTCATCAGCATCGCCCTGTTCATAAGCTTGCTTGTGAGATTCTTTAGCTTGTAATAACTGAGTTTCAGCTTTTGCTTTAACTTGTGACATTAAAGCACTTTCACCTCGTTGAACTAATGCCTGCAATCTTCTGTTTTCTTCTGCTTGTTGTTTAGCAAAGTTAACAGATTCATCACGCAAACGTTCTGCTGCTTCTTTGGCTCTTCTTTCTTCGTGCCATTCGTATTTAAGTTTATTAATACGTTTTTTAACACGGTCATCAACATCGTCAATTTCTTTTTCTAAATCAGCTTGATCAGCTTCTTTTTGATTGTCTGAACGTGCCGTTTTTCGGTCTTGTTCAGGTCGGTCATCAACGATTTCTACATCAAAATCTGTTTCTTCCTCTTTATCAGAAATAACAGTATTTTTAATACCTAAGAACTTTTCTTCATTAGAAGAAGGTTCTTCTTGAACAATTTCCTTTTCTGGTAATTCAAATTGTTCTTCTGCAAACTCTTCGTTTGTACTCATGCTTTTACCACTCCTCTTGGGTCTTCAACAACAGCTTCTACACTGTCGTCATTGATTAATCGAAATTCTTTTCCATGCACTAAAAATCTTGTGCCTGAATAAGAACGCATTATTATCCAATCGCCTTCCTTACAATAAGCACCGTTTGGAAAACGTTTCTCATCTTGGTAAGCATCTGGACCTAACTTCATTACAAATCCACATATAGAGCCAACAGATTCTCTTTCTACAAGAGAAGCAGCTTTTATAATACCGCCTTCTGTTTTTTCTTCTGCTTCAGGTAATGCTATTAATATTCGATAACCAGAGGGTTCTGGTAGTTGTTTCGCTACTGATTCTTCATCTTCTAAATCAGATTTTTTTGTTTTTATGTCTTCTACGGCTTTCATAGTTTCCTTTTATTGCACTGGTTAAGGACCAGAGACCTTTGCATCATTATGATGTTAATCTTCTCCTCTTTCTAATAGATCAAGGAGATCGCGTTCTGCTAAAGCTAAACCGGCTATGATTCCACACATATACCTGTATTCACTAAAGTCTTTGCAGCTTCCCCCAACTAAAGCATCAGAATGGTCATTCATTTGCTCTCTAATCATTTTTCGTAATGCGTCAGGAAAATTTTCTGTACTTAAAGGTTGCATTATTTATCTTTGCTTGGCTTATCTTTATGCAGTATATCTTGTGCTATTTCTTTACCTATTTTAGCACCTTCTATTTTTTCTTTACTGCTTGTTTCTGCTTGATCTGTTGCCATTTTTGCAGATATATTAGCACTTGTTATTCTTTCTTGAGAAGCTAAACGTTCTAATTCAGTTGCAGCAGTAACTTTAGATTTTTGTAAATCAGCAGCAATTTTCTGTGCATCTGATTGCATTTTAGCCTTAACTTGAGATTCTCTAATATCTAACTCACGATCACGCTGTTGAATAACAGGGTCTTCAAGTTTTTCTTGAATCTCTTTCTGTCTTTCTTCTGCTATATCTTTATGTAAAACTCGCTGTGCTGCTTCCGAAACCAACTGAGACAATCTTAACTCTATATCTTCTGGTAGTGGTTCCTCTGGAGGTGGTAACGGCACACCGAGCTGTTCTTCTATTTCTTTACGATATTGGAAAGCAATATGTTCTGTGACGTGCTCTGAAAATGCACCTAAAATAGCGTTTGCATTAGGACTTTGACCAATCATTTGTTTTATTTTAGGGTCATCTGCCATAGCCATGTGCGTCATAATATGTGCTTCATGGTCTTGGTACATAAATGCTTTAACAGGCTTCTCATTAAGCATATTCATATTTTCAGATACCGGATTAGTAGGATCAATATCTTCGTCTAACGGAACAATACTCTCTGGATCACGAATACCTAGTGTTTCAAGCATTTGTCTATGCAATTCAGGCATATTATACATTTGAGGTGCTTGTTGAGCGAGTTGTAAAGCAGCCTGATACTGCATAATTCGTTGTGCAGTAGTAGAAGCATTTGGATCAGATACTGGAATTACATCTATTCTGTCGTCAAAGTCTTCTGGAAGCAATTCTTGACCTTCTGTAGCGTAAGGGTACTCTGTAGGACCAAAATCTCTGACTATTCCTGAAAGAATCCTCAATTCTTTCTTCATTGAAGCATGAATCCTAGCTTGAACAGACCCCATAACCTTCATAGAACGCTCTAAAATGGCTAAAGTAGTGCCTACAGGAGCCTGATTGTTCATATCAGCCACTTTCATGTCTGCTACGGACGCAAATCTTCTTCCTTCCTCTACTAAATTGTCTAATAATTGATATAAAACGCCTGAAGGCTCTTTATACGGTAAAAAAGTAATGTTATCTCGTATAGCACCGCCCGGAACGTCTACATCTCTAAACTCACCCGGCATTATTGGAGTATCATCACCCTTAATCCTAAGACCTCTAGCCTTTAAACCGCCCGGTAGGTTGGAAAGCGT